AATTCACTGGACGGATAAAAAATACTAATTGCGGTTTCCCGTAATGAAATTAAAAACAACCTTAATACCTTTGATTATGCAAGAAATATGGAACGATCACCACCGCCAATTAAAAGAAATAGACAGGTGGTATAAAAAAAGAATAATAGTGCTGAAATTATTTGCAATACTAATATTTGTCATTTTTATAATAATATGTACAAATAATTCCTACATTTGATTTATGGAGATACGTTATTATAAACAAAAAGTCGCAAGATATTTTATTATTATTGATGGAATCTATGAAATCTCAACAGATAGTTTAGACGATGTCACTCGCTATATTAAAGAACGTTCGATACCGGATATAATGCTTTTGGACGTTCAAGAAAGGAAATGGATAGAAGTTGAGTCACTACTAAAAAAATAAATTAAATAAATATGAAAAAACTAATCCTCTTAAGCACATTAGGGCTTTTGTTAGCAGGTTCAGCAGTAACCTACGAGTATGCAGGTAAAAAGTGTACAGGCTCAAAAAATTGTTCGGCCTGTAAAAATTGTAAGTATTGTAAATACTGTGCAAAGGAAGGCGGAAAATGTGGAGTTTGTAAATAATTAAAACTTGTAAAATGAAAAAAACACTACTGCTCGCCACGTTGCTAATTGGATTTTTAGCACAGGCACAAAACATTGAATTGTTGCACCAGGCTGATAATTGCAATCTTGATTTCGCTCGAAAGTTCTCAGACGAAATCATTTCAGATTCTAAAACAGAATATATTTATTTTGACTCAGTTGAGTCAAAATACTCGTCTACCTGTAGCTTGATATATGTAAAAGAAGGCTTGACAGAAATACAAAAAAAAGAGGTAACCGAAAGCATTGCACATTACAACTCAACAAAAGGGAGGTATGGGTTTACAAAGGACAATTGCATGGTTTTTGAATTTAAAATAAATTATGTTGGAAGAAATGTTGATCTAGAGCAACAGGGAGTTAAGCAATATGCTTTCAATATTGTTGAAGGTAAATTTTTAGATTTATTTCCTTTTTTTCAAAAAAACATCGATCCTACTGCTACCACCGAAAATACAGCTACAACAGGAAGCTATAGTGTGAGAAGGGATCAGGATAAATATTGGTATAATTTTATAAGAACGAATCAAGGAATTTGGTACTTGAAAAACATGTCTGACCGCTTTTAATAATAACCCGACTGGATCTAGTCGGGTTTTTTTATGCCTAAAAACTCGTGTTGCACAATTTAACAAAACGTGTTATTTTTGTAATATGGCGTACAATAAAAAGAACTATAATAAAAGAGCCCAATTTATTATTGACGTATACAAATCCGCCAAACATTCTGATGTGCCTGATACTAAAATTGTACGGGTCGAATTTCCAAAACATAATATATTCCTCTCCTACCGTCAATGGATGAACATTAAAGGGATGCCAATCCCTAAAATAGATCATTCTCAATTATCCTTATTCGGTACGTAGTCCAATTTTTATCCTTGGTATTGAATCGTCACAGCTATAGTCCTCATAAGAACTACTGAAAGAAGTGTCTTTGACTAATAAACCTATATCATTAGCGTTTTGACTCTTTTTTTGAGTTCGCACAAACGGCGTACAAAAATTAGGGCTCCAGCCTTGCAAAGCCATATATATCTTTTGATTAATCCCTAAGTATTTCAATCCTGCCTTTTTAATGTCAATAGGCGTGATACTGCTGGTGTTGTTCCAGATATCATGAAATAAGGTCACGGTAATAGAAGGTTCGGCTAATTGATTGTTGCCTTGTAAGCCGCTAAAACTAGTCACTGGAAAATCAACCAACAAGCACGGGAATAACATACTCTTTCTGAACTCCTCATTAAAATACTGCCCCATGTTTTGGTCAATATATTTTATTTCGGGTACTTGGTCCATAATTCGCTCTTGAATAGCAAGGAATAATTCTGCTTCTGGATCTTCCATAATTATTGCATTAGTTTATTAATATCTCTTATTACTTGTCGCTCAATAGCATTATTCAGCACAGGACTATCGTTTGGGTGCGTTGGCATAAATTGACGTTTAGGTAAATTCATTTTACGGCGGTGTGCCTTTACCATGCTAGAACCTGACTTGCTAGTCACTTTTTGGGTGCGCTCCTTGCCTGATTTGGTAAACTTACCCGTTCCTACCTTTGACCGCGTGTAGCGGTTGCGACTGTGAGCCGCTACCGTTACGGTACCATTAAAGCCTTCGTTATGCGCCTTTGCATAGGGCGTACTATTTTTTAATGTCGTTTGTCCTGGTTGAGTAGTGTAGTAAGTTGCTGCTCTCAAAAAGCCTTTGTCCACTAGCGTGCTACCGCTTTTTTTCTTACTTTTTTGCCAGCGCTCAAAGCTTTGTCCTTGAAATCCTTGCGCCCTAAAGTTACCATTCACAAAACGTAAAGCAATGTTTCCCGCCACCGATGGGTAGCGGGTTTGCGCATAGGTTTTGATCTCGCTTGCCTTTCGGCTAAGTCTAATATTGAATTCTTCTGGACTCATGGTTTTGTTTTAAAATAAGGATGCTTGTTTGTGAATACGGTACCCGTTAAAGCAGCATTGTTATCGAAAATCGTTCCTTTCACTAAAGGGTCAACTACCTTGTTTGCCCATTCACTGTTGTATTCCTTGCTGATATTTCGAGCAATACCAGGAATAACAGTACAGCGACAACCCCAATCGAGTGGTGTGTATAATCGTTTCCAAATTGGGTCAGTCTTTGGTGCGGTAAATTTGTCAAATAACCGGTGTTCTGGTCGCACATGGCTATCGCCCACCGTCGAGAACTCCAAGAACTCAGCGTCCATTGTTTCCCACTTATTGGCCATGATGGCTGTTTGAGTAACGAACTGATGCTCGGCTCTGAGGTAGTTTTGGTTGAATATTGCACCTGTGTCTGCAACGGCTTTTTTGACCGTGCCAAAGGACTGTATTTTACCTTTTTCGTCAAAAATGAAATCTTTGAACAAACTAAACTGTGTCAAAGTTTTAGCATAGCTGAATTGCTCAATATTTAATTTGAATTTGTCATGCAATGCTTTTCGGCTGTCGGTATCGTCAAAAACAGTATTACCAAAGCCGTTGTTCATAGCTTCGATTAGCTGTTTTGAGGTTCGGCTATAAAGCGCATCTGTGTCGAGATCACCACCATTGAGTAACTGTCGGGCAATATCCGTGTAGATAGCGTCAAGGTCATCATTGTCGTCTGCCAAATCGGGCAAAATAGAACAACTACAACTATCGCTGTATAGCGTGTTTAATTGCCCAACTAGTGTTGGGCTTGGTCGAAAAAATCCGCTAAGTTTTTTAAAAATGAATCAACTAAGTTTTGTTTTTTAGTGTCGATCAATTCCCCTTTTTTGGCTTTCTGTTTTTGGTTTTTGGTTTTTGGGTCTTGTGGTTCCTGAGTAGCTTCGCTCATTTTATTTTTGAGCTCATCATAATTATCAGGCTTCGGGATTCCGTATGTTTTGTACCAATAATCATCACCTACAGGCACTTTCGTACTTACAAAGGTGTCAATTTCCATGCGCAGCTTCAACTTTGCCAAATCCAAGTCTAATTCAAACTCAAACTTACCATTTACGTCATAGCCGTAGGACTGAAGTATGGCTTTAAACTTATCGGAATTCAATAGGTTTTCAACGAATATTAAATCCGATATTGTCAATTCGTCTTGCTGTTCTCCATGCTCTTTGGATTGCGCGTAGCCGCTTGATGCGCTTGATGATGTTGTTTCGGTATTACCCAATATAGCAATCGACATCTCTTGATTACAAGCGTCTTTCAAACTGATTTGAAGCTTCCCATCCCCGTTTGAGGTTTTGCCGTCTAGCATTTCGAACTCAGCTTGCTTTGGGATCATCATTGCTAATGAGGTGCCGCTGTTGTCTAGCAGTCCTTTCAGTTCTTGTTTGGTCTTGGTGTCGTAAGCGTCATACTTCATGATACGTACAGGCTGTCCAAAAATCTCAACGTACTGCGCAAAGTCACCAAACGTTCCACGCTTGTAAATGCCGTACATGGAACATGCCAACAATAAACCTAAATCTCTTTTTTGACCAATAACCCAAACGAATGGCATATCTTCATATTCAAAGCCGTCGTAAGCTGACATCCCATATTGCGACCTGCTAATAATTCCTTTTTCAGGTTTAATATGCTTTCTCGGAATCTCATTGAACATTGGCTTATCGCCAATGATAAACTCGACACCTGATACACCCCAAATTTTAGACTCGATAATTTTAGTAATCAAATCACGACCAATAGAACCGTTGATGAGTTCTGTTAGGTCTTCATTGTTTTTGCCATCCTTTTGGGTGAAATGAATCGTTTTATTTAGTACCGAATCAATTCTTTTTTGAATGATACCACGCAAGTGACCATCAAGCGATAGGATGTCGTGGTACAAATCATACAACTGCACACGGTTAGGATAGTGAATACTTTCGGCAGTTTCAATAGCCGATTTAAGTTTCCCTATGTCCTTGCTGGAACGATTAGGAGAAACGAGCGTAAGATCATTAATGATAAACGGTGCGTCGTTGGTATCGGGTGTATGTTGTTTTGCCATAATTAAAATCGTTGTGTGCGTTTGTGTGCTGATTGCCAGTAAACACCATCATTCTCTTTGCTTTCGTCTGGATCAGTAGTAGGGTTATCAATCTTGTAAGGCCAATCAGGGTTAATATTTCCTTCTTTGATGTCGTATAACCACCCTGGTATCTCTTTGTTTCCAATCATTAATTCCCAATCTTCTCTAAATAAATCGAGGTTGACGTTGGGGTTTGCTTTCCTGACTAACCAATAAGATGCGATAATCTTAATGGTTTTTTTTAGGTTTTCATCAACTACCTTTGGAGCGGTTGTGTCATCTCCAAAAAGAGCCTTTAAATCATATTTAAAAAGGTAGCTTTTGCAAAAAGCTTCCGCCGCTTTTATTTGCGAAATAGTTTCGTCAGGATTGGAACGCGTAATCGCCTGGATTACTTCCGGATATAATTCGGTATTGAGTTCTGAGGGTTGTACTAACATTTTAATGCTGTTTAAAGAATTTTTGTATCACTGTTAAAATTCGTTTAGGTTTTATGAAGTTTGTCGTTATTTCACATATTATGTAATGCTGTACATAAGTTGGAAAGCCTAAAACATCAACACCTGTTTGATAGGTTACTACGTTTGTTGATTTTACCATTACATTCTATGTTTTGATTTTTTGCGCTCAAAAGTTTCAATACTTCCAGTAGCAGCACTTATTTCGATATCTTGAATTTTTTTGATAGCACCTTCCACGCCATCTGGACCATCCATTAACTTTGTTTTTCGGCTAAAGCTTGTGAATTGTGAAACCATTCTTTCCATGTGTGGATTGGCTTTTTCGACAATATTAAATATCAAACGGCCTAGTCGGTTTAATGGTTCAAGTGTTCCCTCTATCCTTGCGTATTTCTCAGGCTTCTTTCGGTCGTCTGGGCGGATAGGTAAAAAAGTGTTACGGTCGTTGCCTATTCTAAAGATATGTGGTAAGATAACTTGCTCATAGAATGGATTCTGCAAAGAATTGTTTTCTATCCAAATAAATACAGGATCGACGCCGGCACGTTTGCAAATGTCATGTGCTTCAAATAAGTATTCGCAAAATTGCGAATTGCTCATTTGATCAACCCACACTTTGTATAGGTAGTAGTAAATATCTTTTTTGGCAACGATTACAATCGCTTTGCTCGATGCGTTGGTTTTGTCACTATTTGATGGTGCGGGATCGGCATATATGACTACGGTATCACAATGGCGCAATTGCGGGCATTTTTCGAAAAGAATATCTTTAAAAGTGTCGCCTCCATCCATAGGATTGTTGCAATACTCTTTTTGGAAACTCTCAAATGAAATCGAAGTTTCGACACGTTTGATATTCTCTTCTTTGTTTTTTTGTGGCCAACTGCTTTTACCTTCTTTGTCGCGGATGTTAATCACGTCCCATTTATCAGCTTTTTTACCCATTTCAGTAATGCAGCAATATTTAGCAATGATGTTACCACAAGCAATCAACAATAAGCCGTTAGAGATCGAACGAGTTGGAATCAACGCCTGTTCAATCCACTTAACACGCTCTTTCACGAGCTCAATGTTTCGGCAAAATTCGTCCGTGTCAATATCATCAATCAAGATGGTATCAGGACGACTAGCATCGTTACGGGTTCCACGAGGGGATTGACCCGCACCAATTGCACGAAAAGAAGCGCCTTTACGTGTCTTGAATTCTGTGGACTCCCACGAACCAACCTTTTTTTGTGTGCCGTAATCGGCAATAATTCGGTTGTTTCGTTCTAGGATTCCTTTATATGGTAAAAGCAACCTTTCAGCATTATCAGCTGAGTTTGAAATCAAAAGCACGTTTTTTTTCTTGCCTAACATTACAAGGTAAAGTACTTCCATCATGGTGCGCCCTGACTTGGAGAGTTCTCGCGCCCATGAGCGTACTTCGTACCACTCGTCATTAGCCAGAACACGTCTGGTTGCTTTAATATGAAACGGAGCGGGTTCGCTCGTATAATAATTTGGAAAATAATACTTGAACCACTCTTCAGGGTTCTTTTCAAGGTGCGCAATTCGTTTGAGTTTTGCCCCGTGGCTTTCGGTTAAGTCAATAGGTGTGGCATTGTCCATGTTTTCACAGAACTCCCGCCATTGGTCTAAATATTCCTTATTGCTTACTTTTTTAGCCATTTTTCAACTTCTCATTGATAAACTCATCAATATAATTTTTAAATCTTTTAGCTTCTCCAAGATCAATGCCCTGGATAAATACCAATAGCTTCTTTGATACGGTCACATATTCACCCAAACCAATTTCTGTCTCTAATTTTTGAATATTGCCAGACAATTTGCTCATTGTGTCAGCTTCAGCTGATGTTGGTATTCCTATTTTTTCAACTCTTAAAATGTCATCTCCTTTTTTGTCTTTTTGTAAAACAGGTCTATGAGCGATGTCTTCATTAATGTTTTCAAGCTGGTTGTACCAATGCACTAGTTGATTGTCACGAGTGGTGAGTAATGATTTCCGCAATTTGTCCCAGTTGCCTATTTCAGCCCAACGACCAATTGTTTTTTCAGTAACTCCTACACGCTCGGCAATTTCCTTGTAGGTGATGCGCTCGGATACATACAGTATTCGTGCATATTCTTTTTCCTGTGCCTTGCTTACTCCCATGATTAGATCCTTATTTCGATACAAAAGTGACCCGAAACACCTCTTTTTTAAAATAAGTCCGCAAGGCTTGCACACTTATTTTCAGACGGTTGAAAGCTTCACGATGTTTGTACCCACAATAAGAGATAAACCAAATTACTAGCTAGTGAGTACCCGATTTAAAAAGATTGACAAAGAGTTCTGTTTAACAGATAATAGCGTGAATGTTTACGGATATCGCCTATTGACTGAAGGCTTAGACTTGGCACAATACAAGAAAAACCCAATTGGCTTTTTGATGCACGACCGTGAAGGTGGTGTCATTGTAAAATGGGAAGATTTACGCATTGAAGCCGATAAGTTATTTGGTAAACCGGTAATCAATCTATCACATCCTAAAGGCGAAGACATTGCCGCACAAGTTGAGAACGGTTTTATTAACGCCGCATCAATGGGTAAAATCGTTGTTGTTGAAGCCTCAGATGATAAAGATTTGATGTTACCAGGACAAACGGGACCAACGGTTACCAAGTGGTTTCCAAGAGAAATTTCCTTTGTTGATATTCCGGGAAATCACAACGCATTGGCCAATCTCTATGACATTAACGATAACGAGTTAAATCTCGCTGATTTTGTAAAACCTAAACCCACTGAAATGAGTAAAATCCTTTTAACAGCCGTGATGCTTACGGCTCTAAACCTAAGTGACAAGTCTTCTGAAGATGACGCAAACAAAGCGTTTCAGGACTTATTAGACAATGCCGGTAAAGTACCCGGACTGGAAAAAGATTTGGCAGACAAGCAAATTGCATTGGACGAAAAAGAAAACGCACTCAAAGACTTGAAAGCTGCATCCGTAACCAAAGAGGTTCAGGACTTATTAGCTAAAGGGGAAGCCGACAAAAAGTTGACAAAAGCAATGTCTACTCAGTTAGCTGAGACATTCAAAGAAAACCCAACAGGCTTGAAAAACTTGATCGATGCAACACCAGCGCAAGTTGTGGTTACAGAGCAGTTAGACGGTCAAAAAGACCTTGCCGATTTGGAAGGGCAATCATGGGATGATTTGTATGCAGCCGACAAGTTAGAAGCAGTTCGTAATAAGTTCCCAGACTTGTACGAAAAACTGAGAAGTGAAAAATATCCAAATAACGCCTAAACCAATTTAATTATGGCTAATCCTAAAATTCCACAAGAGTTATGGAGCTCTTACATCGTAGAAAAACTACGTAGAACAAACCCACACATTGGCTTGTGTTTCGATGAGTCGAAATACATTAAAGGTGGTGCCATCGTGTACCTACCGCAAGCGGGTGCAAAACCATCTGTTGTTAAAAACAGGGGCTTTGGTGCTGCAACAGCAGTACAACGTGGCGACACGGCAGTAATGTATGCACTTGACGTGTTTACAACTGATCCTACAGCAATAACAATTGCTGAAAACTTGGAGATCAGCTACGAAAAAACCGACTCGGTTTTAGCAGATCATACGGACACTTTAGCAGAAGCTATTGGTGACGAATTGACGTACTCTTGGATCAAAGGTGTTAAGCCAGCGGCTAATGGAGCAACTACGGTTGAATTCTTACCGGCAGGAAGACGCATTCCAACAAGCGGTGCAGCTACTGCTGTAAATGCTGAGGACGGACAAACAGGAACTCGTAAGGCTACGACTTACAAAGAATTCCAAGCGATGCAAGCGAAGTTTAACAAGGATAACGTAAACAAGCAAAACCGTTACGCAATGCTAGAGAGCTACATGCAACAAGAGTTCTTGGACTCTTTGTCAGCAAATCAAATGGCGGCTTTTCAAGCTTCGGCTGATTTAGCTAACGGCGTGGTTGGAAAATTTGCAGGATTTACTATCCTTGAAAGAAGTTCGGTTTTAGCCTTAACAGCTGCAGGTGTGTTCCGCTTACCAGGTGAAGCTCTTGGAGCAACAGATAACCTAGCATCAATCTTTTGGCAAAAAGACAGTGTGACCAAAGCATTGGGAGACACTAAACTTTTCCAAGACATGGACAACCCATTGTATTATGGTGACATCCACTCTGGATTAGTGAAAATGGGAGGTCGTTGCCGTCGTGAAGACTGGAAAGGTGTTGGACTTATCGTTCAAGCCGCTATAGTGTAACCCAATAGATTTATTAATATGCAAAAAGGCTGTCTCTTGAATGATGGCAGCCTTTTTTTTATACCATAATAACGTGAACGAATTCTTAAACTTAGTCTTATATCCTGCCTTATTTGCTTTTCTAGGAGTTGCCGGAACCAATATTTGGGCTTGGATTAAACCAAAGTTTCAAACTAAAATTGATAACGCTGACGCGAAAGCTAAAGAGTTAGATAACGAGGTTACCTCGGCGGCGTTTTACCGCTCATTATTAGATGATGCGAAAGTTAGATTAGACCAAGCCATTCGTGCAATTGAAGAGCGTGATAAAAGGATTGAAGAACGAGACTTAGCCATTCGAGAACGTGACAAAAAGATTGATCTATTAATAGATCAGGTAGAGCATCTAATGGATGAACTAAAGAAATACAAGCAACTCAACGGAAAAACAGAATAAAACATATAAAAACTAGGCTCATGCGAAACATACAATATCTAGCTGTTCATTGCACTGCCACGCCTCAAACAACAGCTATTGCTAGTATTCAAAATTATTGGAAAACGAATTTGGGTTGGAAAAACCCGGGTTACCATTTTATTGTGAAGCCAGACGGTGAGGTTGTCAATTTATTGCCAATAGATCAGGTATCGAATGGCGTGCAAGGGTATAACAGTGTTTTAATTAACATCTCTTATATAGGTGGTGTTGATGCTAAGAACTATCCACATGACAATCGAACACCTCCGCAAAAATCGTCAATGTTGAAACTATTAAAAGAATTAAAAAAACAATTTCCAACTGCTAAGATTCAAGGACATCGTGACTTTCCAAATGTGCACAAAGCATGTCCTTCCTTTGATGCAAAAAAAGAATATCAAAACCTATAATTAGTATGAAAAATATAAAACATTTTCTGTCTGTTTTTTGTTTTGTTTGTTTGGCAACAATGCTAGTCGCTTGCAAAAGCACTAGTGTTGTACCGCCAACAGCAATCGAAACAATTATAACCAAGACGGTTAAAGAGGTCATTCGTGACACGGTTTTCGAAACCAAAAAAGACAGTAGTTATTATAAGGCTTATCTCAAATGTTTGAACGGCAAAGTAATTCTTAGTCCAAAGTCAAAAGTTCAAAGTCAAAAAGGAAAATACCTGCAACCGCCTTCGGTCAATATAAAAGACAATATACTACAAGTCGATTGCCGTGCTGAAGCACAAAAACTATTTGCACAATGGAAAGATATTTACAGGGAAAACATGAAAAGTGTTTTGACCACTAAATATGTACCAGTAGAGAAACAGTTGTCCTGGTGGCAAACCACACAAATATGGTGTGGTAGATTGTTTCTACTCGTTTTGTTTGCATTCGCTTTAGGAACTGCTTACAGGACTTACAAAAACGTTTAAAATCATTTTAATCACTATTTAAATTCAAAAAGATGTCAAAAGAACAAGCAGTCGATTATTTCGACAGACACCCATCAAGTAACGAATGTCACATTACTAGTGACGGTCGTGTATTTCACACCATTGGATCAGCGCAAGGATTTGCACAAGGATTAAAAGACAATAAAGTGGAATCTTTTACAAGAGATTCTAAAGTTAAAAACATTAAAGTTGTAGACCCGATTGAAGAAACGGGAAGTGATGCAGCTGCAATTCAAAGTGCTAAGGAAGCGCATGACGCTAACATCGAAGCTTTGAAAGCATTTGATGCTACAACTATTTCTTATGACGAGGCAAAAGCCTTGGCGAAAGCTTTGGGATTAGAAACGTCTTCAAATACTAAGGTTGATATTTTTGCTGCTCTTGAGGCAGCGAAAGCAAACTTAGAAGCTCAAAACTAATGAGTCAAGGAACAGGAACGCCTAAGGTTACGGTAGCCGTAGCCTCTGGCAACCTGCAACGTCAAGTTCAAGTGTTGGACGGAGTTGCGGGAATAGTAGGAACGTCGGCCACGAAAATAGGTCAAATTGTTACCGTTTTTAATTATGACGATGCTGTATCCAAAGGTTTTACAGTAATTGCCGAACCTTTTTTAAATAAAGCAATTCAATTGTTCTATCAAGAATTAGGAGGAAATCAAGCTTTGACCATCCTAGGAGTTGAAGATACCATGACCTTGACAGAAATGGTTACTTCTACTAATGCTAATGGTTTGAAAAAACTATTGAATGCAGCACAAGGAGCAATCACAATGGTAGGGTTAATTCGTGATCCAGCAATAGCTTATACTATGGTTGCAGGGCAGTTTTTGGACAATGATGTTGAAGACGCTCTTTTAGCTTCTAAAACTTTAGGACAATACCAACAATCAATTAACAAGCCAGTGCGCATGTTGATTGAAGGTAGAATCAATGATTTAGCTGTAGCTCCATTTGCACCAAATACGGTCGAGAATGGTTTTGCGGGTGTAGTATTGAGTAGCAATGCTGCTGATGGTTCTAGCGCTAGTGGTGTTGCATTGGCATTAGCCCGAGCAGTAAAATATGGTTCACATGTTAAAATAGGCAGCGGCCAAAATGGTGCGCTTACTATTTCACAAGCCTATATTGGTGATAAAACTGTTGAGGAATATTTCCCTGAAGAGTTAGACGCTTTTGCAAATTCAGGATATATTATTATGCATCGTCGTGATGGCGCTGCTGGGTATTATTTTGCACGCGATAACATGGCCACGGCTGATGATTTTAAAATATTAGTTCATGGGCGTGTGATTGATAAAGCACAACGAGTTGCGGTAGCTACAGCAACGCCATTACTGGAAACAACAGTACGCGTGAATGAAGACGGCACCATCAATGATGCCGATGCAAAATACCTAGAAACGACGATCAAACAACAACTAGACTCGCTATTAGCTGGTCAAGTTAGTGCCACAGATGTTAATGTCCCTACGGATGCTAATATTATCAATACTAGCACAGGAGGAATTGAAGTACTGGTATTGCCTCTAGGGTATTTAACCTGGATAAAAGTAACGATTGGTTTAACTGCTAATATTTAAGAAATGGCAAATGTAAATGTAACATCCGATGAGTGTGCCTGGTCACGCTTTGAGATTCAAATTTTAGGACGAACAATTAAAGGACTTCGTGGCTTTGGCTTCAAAAAAGAAGTTGAAAAAGAGCATCTATATGCTGGCGGCGATGATGCGATTGATATTATGTCTGGGAATAAAAAAGGAACAGGAAGTATTAAAGTTTTAGGTTTTGAAGCCGATAAAATGAATAAGGCGGCACGTGATGCTGGCTATGAAGACATCACTGATGTACCTCACGAAGTAATTGTGATCACTTGTTCTTATAAAAAAAGGGCAATTGATAAGGTGAAAACCTATATCGCGTCTGGTGTTGCTTTCACGGAAGCGGGTACCGACTTAGAACAAAATGCCAAATTTAGAGAAATCACATTGCCTTATTTGGCAATGAACGTTCAATTACCGTAATCCCCAACCCATCCCTTCCCGAAGGCGAGGGATATTGGAGTAAATAAACAACAAACAAAATGAAAAAGAATGTAACCCAAGCGGGCGATTTAAAGTCCGCATTTGCTAATAGACAAGCAAAAGAAGCCGAAAAATCAACCTCTAACGAGCTGAGTATTGATGAAAGAAGAAAACCTTTTTCCGACCGATTTGGTGTAGCAAAATTAGATCAGTGGAAACAAGAGTTTGGCGGCCGTGAATTAATCTACTTAAAAGTAGATGATGATATGGCTGTTTTGCGTCCCGTAACTGCTGATGATTTAGGTGACTATATGACCTCAATTGGAACTAATGGAATGAGTAAAGCAGTTGCCTTTATCCTGGAACAATTATGGCTCGAGGGCGATCATCCATTGGTAGAAAATGAAGATAAATTTATTGCAGTATTCCTGCAAATTAATCAAATACTCGAGGGGAAGAAATGCGACTACTTTCGCTTTTAGTGAAAAAGGAATTAAGGACTGTCAAGACCAAAAAGCGAGTATTGATTATTTGATTGTTTTTGGCTCTATGAAGTTTGGCGCAAACGCCATGAAAGAATGGGGTGATGAACTCTTTTTTTATCGCACTGGAATTGCTTTGGAGTTAAGTAAGCGGGAATCTAATTAATAGCCATGAATAATACGATTGAATTTGTTTTAAGAATGAAAGATATGATGAGTTCGAATATAACGCGAGTTAGTTCGACCTCACAATCTGCATTTAATAGAATGAGCCAATCGGCAAACCAAATGACGGGTAGGAATCGTGTTTTGGCAATGAGTTTTACGGAGCTTCAAAACAAGATTAGACAGGTTGAGGACACAATAAGCCGCAGTACAGTTCCTTCTCAAATAGCAGCTGCTAGACGTGAATTGTCTGCTTTGCAACGTATGAGTAACAATCATTCAGGAAATGTTAACACAGTCGCTAATGGTACTAGTGGTATTGGAATTGGTGGTGTCGCTATTGGTTCAATGTTGGGAGGTGTTGCTATGCGTGCTGGTTATGCTATTGTTGGGGCAGTTGGTTCTGGTATAAGTACCATGATTACCGCTTCCATGCAAAAAGAGCAGTCTATTACTGGTTTGACTACTTTTTTAGGAAAAAAAGGAGCTACTGAAGCATATAACAATATAAGACAAGACGCCAATGCTACTCCTTATGATGTGCAATCCTTATTAGAGGTCAATCGTTCTTTAATTTCGGCGGGACTGAATGCCAAGGACGCTAGAAACGATACTCTAAACCTTGCTAATGCCGTTTCGGCAGTTGGTGGTGGTAACGATGTGTTGTCCCGAATGGCTGCCAATATGCAACAAATTAAAACCGTGGGTAAAGCCACGGCAATGGATATTCGACAGTTTGGAATTGCCGGAATTAATATTTATGAAATGTTAGCACGCTCGACAGGTAAAAGTATTGCTCAAGTTAAAGAGATGGATGTGTCGTACGAAACCTTACAAGCCAGTTTGGCTGCATCGGCAGGAAAAGGCGGAATTTATGAGGGAGCAATGGCTGCACAAAGTATGAATAAATCAGGTCGTTGGAACACATTGAAAGATAATGTAATGACGGGACTATCTGATATTGGTGATGCATTTTCGCCAGTTATCATGAAGTTTTTGGATTTAGGGATCAAGTTTGCTAATAACATTACTCCAATGATTGCTAGTGCTCAGCCTTATATTGAAGCCATTTCGACTGGCATAAGTAATACGGTCGATATGATGACTAATTTATCTAACAGTACTGGAGGTTGGTCAGATTGGCTGGGTATTGCGAAAGCTAATGCGTCGCTAATTTGGGGGTTTATAAAAGATACTGCTACTAAGGCGTGGAACTTGGTTTCTTCTTTTCTGGAATTTGTGAAACAATCTGAAATTTTAAAAGATGTTTTTAGAGTGATTGGCTGGATTATGGAAAAGGCTTTCGGCTTAGTAGGGTGGTTATTTGATAGCTTGATTTGGTTATGGGAAAACATTCTGAAACCTATTTTAAGTGCAATTGATGCAGTTTATAAATGGATCAAAGGCAAAGATACTATTACGATAAAAGCATCGCAAACAGTTTTCCATAAAACGAAACCAGGTGACAATGATAGCCCAGAGAATTCCCCCCTTGGTTCGGGTGCTGCTATGATGGCAAGCAATACGGCTTCGGGAAAATCGGCAGGTGATACGGTATCTGGTGCGGGTCCTAAAACGGTCAATATTAATGTTGGGAAATTTTTTGACAACATACAATTTACCACATTAAACGCAAAGGAATCAGCGCAAGAACTTGAAAATATAGTAATGGAATCTTTGGCAAGGGTATTATATAACGGTTCAAAAACGGTTTAAAATGAGTACAAATACAGCATTTGATTTATACAAGTTATACAAGACGTATTTTAATAATTCGCCTTATTTCGTAGCTGATAAAGACTCCCAAGAACCATTAACACAAGAGCCAGGTTATTTGATTACAAGCGAGAACCCCAGACCAAGAGGGAGTATTGATTATTCAAGTAAGAACATTGCTTTTAATAAAATAGGAGCTTACGGTCAGGCCATTTGGTTTCCTATTGCGTTGCATAAATCTAATCAGTTACTTATTGAAATTGAAGCCTGTACGATAGCCGTCAATTTAAGTAAAACAATCATTCGCACCGCAGTAAGTGAGCGAAAAGGTACGGTAAAGGAATGTTTTTCTATTGATGATTATAAATTCACGATAAAAGGCTTTTTGCTTGGTAAAAACAGAATTGTTCCAGAGGATCAGATATTATTATTAAAAGAATGGTTTGAAACGACAGAGCCTATTGAGTTACATGGCGGTTATCCTGAGATATTCTTAGACGAAAGCTGTCGGGTTGCAGTTGGTTCGTTGGACTTTCCAGAAGTACAAGGAAAAGCGACGTACATACGTCCTTTTGCAATGACATTAGAGACGGATTATATTCAAGACCTTATATTATAAATATGTTTTACCTCACGAGCGATATTACCATAGGAAATTATACCCAAGTAAAGCCACACAAGGTGAGCTGGAAAACGAGCGTGAATAGTTTTACTGATACTTGTACGATTGAGTTACCAAGAATTACCTATCTAAAAACGGTGAAGACGGTGACTGAAGATATACAAGAACCAAATCAGCGTAAAGAGTATGTATTTAAGGAAGATGATAAAATCAATGTTTTATTAGGGTATGACGGAAACAATGCAAAGCGATTTGAAGGATTTATCAAGCGGGTAAACATGGGAATGCCGGTGCAAATAGAATGTGAAGGATATAGCTATTTATTATATGACGTAATGTTTAATAAAAGCTATTCAACGGTAACGGTTAAGCAGCTGTTGACTGATGTTTGTAAAGGTACTGAAATTGCTCTTTCGAATGAAATTCCAAACATTCCATTGACGAATGTTCGCTTTAAAAATGCGACTGGAATTCAAGTTTTAGAGTGGCTACAAAAAGAAGTTCATTTAGCGGTCTATTTCAATTTTAATGAACTTTATGCGGGAACGCAATTTGGATTAAAACAAGACACTGTTAAATTTCGATTGGGTTGGAATACGGTAAAGGAGGATGCGCTGAAAAAGCGATTTGTCGATAAGAATGTTCGCATTGTTATCCAGGAGAAAAGCGAAAAAGGCGATGTCAAGAGAACAAAATCAGACGTACAAAAATACAGTGCCGATAAGGCACTTAAAATTAAAGCGGGTATCCCTGCTGATTTATTGAAACAAATTGCAAATCGGCTACAAACGAAAAGCAATTACAATGGATACGAGGGAAGTATTACCGCATTTTTAGAGCCTGCGGTTAATAAAGGAATGATAGCCGCTATTACTGACAGACAATACCCAGAACGGGAAGGCAATTATTTTGTCGAAAGCGTATCAGGTGATTTTAGCACAAGTGGTGGGAGACAAGAAATAGAACTAGGATTTACATTATAAATGGCAACACCGGAACAAATACGAGCAGGGTTTAAACGCATGGCTAAACAAGATGGTCCTGCAGTGACTAACATTGCAAAAGTAAAATCAGTAGATGAAAATAAGGCTACATGTATACTGGTTGATGAAGATGATCAAGAAATATATGATGTAAGACTTCGACCGGTTCTATCGGGAAACAAAAGTTTTATCCTGGTGCCAAAAGTGGGGACCTATGTTTTGGCTGTTCGAGTTGAAGACGATGAGGATTGGATGATAATTGCAGCCGATGAAGTGACAAAAGTTGGGTATTACGTCGGCAAAACAATATTCGAGCTCGAAGATAAAGTAAATATTGAAGCAGGCGGCGAAAGCCTTGGAGGATTGATTGATGACCTTTTTGCCGCCATTGGCAATATGGTATTTGTAACGCCTGCGGGGAATACTACGTTATTGGTCAACACCGCGGAGTTTTTGACTCTAAAAACACGATTTAAAAAGGTTTTAAAATAGTTTTAAATGAAAGGTAAAGGAATCTTATTCGATGAATATTCAGACTTATTGATAGTAGATAAATCAATCGTAATTGGTGATGCAACTGGGCAGAACCAGAAGAATTTGATTTTAACTGAAAAAACAGAATTGAAGTTCACACCAATGCGTGGCGTGGGTGCAAAACGTTTTTTAGAGGACAATACTCCTGATAATTTGGCTCGTGAAATAAGGCAAGAATTTTATATTGACGGAATGAATGTTAACTCAATATCAATAGGTAAGGATGGAATTATTAACGTAGACGCTAAATATTAATGCAAACAATTACTATAAGGTCAGGACAAAGCTTATTTGATATCGCATTACAATTTACTGGCGATGTAATTAACACTTATGCAATTGCCTTGGCAAATGGTAAGTCAATTACAGATGCTTTGGTAACTGGTGAGACAATAGAAATACCTGATGGATTAGTGGTTGCAACTCGAGAACTAAAGTATTTAAGAAGTTTTGGTATTTTACCTGCTACGGGTGTTGCAATAGATCAAGAGAATATATTGATACCAGAGTTAGGAATAGGCACAATGGCAATAGGCACAACATTTATAATAGGGTAAAATGGCAAGAAATAGAACAGACATAAAATTAGAAATGACAACAGCCTTTATGGCTAATGAAACCTTGGCGGGAACTTACGGTTTTTCGGTAGGGGCTTTGTTTAGCGATCAATTTTCAATCGTATCATTTGAAAACATAGTCTTTGATTGTATTTCCTTTATTTTATTTGTCCAGGAACAACTTTTCGACAC